CCGGCCCCAGGCTTTCGAGGCATTCCACTTTGAAGACGGGGAACCAAGCATCCACTGGGTCATCTGCGGCGGCGAGAGCGGAGGGCCCCAGGCGAGGCCGATGCATCCCGACTGGGCGCGGTCACTGCGGGATCAATGCGCGGCGGCTGGCGTGCCGTTCTTCTTCAAGCAGTGGGGTGATTGGGCGTGTGTGTCCGAAGGACCCATTTTGGCGGAAACAACTGCACAACCAAAGCCTTGGCACGCGATGCGAGACGATGACCGCGTGATGGGCACGGCGCTCATGAGGCGAATTGGCAAAGCCAAAGCTGGCCGCCTGCTCGATGGCCGCGAGTGGAATGAGTTTCCAAAGCTGGAAAGGAGGGGCGTCTGATGAAGCCCCGCATCATCAAAGCAGCGGACCTTTTCTGCGGAGCTGGTGGCACATCCACGGGCGCGCAGATGGCGGCGGATCTGGCCGGCGTGAAGCTGGATCTGACGGCGATCAATCACTGGGATGTGGCGATTGAAACGCACAGCGCGAACCATCCGCAGGCACGGCACTTGTGCGCGGACGTGAACGATGTGCGGCCTGAAAACTTCTTCAAGCGGGGAAAACTCGACTGGCTCTTTGCATCGCCCGAATGCACGCACTTCAGCAAGGCACGCGGAGGCCAGCCGGTCGATGATCAGCGCCGCTGTGGAGCCAGGCGCGTGCTCGACTGGGCAGAGCGCATCTACCCGGCCCGGATCTGGGTGGAGAATGTGCAGGAGTTCCTGGACTGGGGACCGCTGGACGTAAAGGGACGGCCCATGCTCAAGCATCGCGGAGCGCTGTTTCAGGAATGGGTGACATGCCTGCGCACGCTGGGCTATCGCGTCGAATGGCGCATCCAGAATGCCGCGAACTTCGGAGCCCCGACGACACGCCAGCGTCTCATCGTGCAGGCGGCCCGCCGTGGCACGCGGCTGGTGTGGCCTGCGGCCACGCATCGGAAGCCAGATGCGACCGGCGAACTGTTTGACCAGCTACCCGCGTGGCTCAGTGCGCGTGATCACGTCATTGATTGGAGCATCCCATGCCCGTCGATCTTCGGCAGGAAGCGCCCACTGTCACCGAACACCCTCCGCCGTATCGAGGCCGGGCTCAGAGCGCAGGGCATTCAGGCTTTCTTGTCCAATGTCAGCCACACCAGTGACCGTATCCGCAGTCTCAATGAGCCGCTCAACACGATCACCACCTGCACTGGCGAAACGGCCCTCGTGACACCCTTCCTCGTCACTCTGCGAGGCACCGCCGGTCACAGTGATGTGGATCGTCCTTTGGGTGCGGTGACGACGAGTGGGAAACATTCCATGCTCATCACGCCATGCCTGATCCCCCAGCAGAGCGCTGGCCGCACAAGGCCCGTGACAGAGCCCGT